ATTGGCCGAAGTCATATGCAAAGCGGATTCCGGAGTTTACAGAGCATGTTCTCGAATATTATGAAAAGTGGCAAAACGATGAGTTGGATATGGACAAACTCAAAGAAGATCTTTGGGTGTACGGCGGTGTGCGATTAGAAGAAGTGGAGGGTAAGTAAATGGGATATTTAATTTTAGGAATTATCACTTTGGCAGTTATTCTTATTTTGGGTGGATATATTGTTCTGTCTGTTATGAATGCTGCAATGTGGATGGACGATTCCATGAGATGGGGAGGTAGAGATGACAGCTAAGGATGACAGAAAAAACGCAGAGGGTTACAACGACCCGACAGCTTACAACGCGATCAAGAATGTGGAGCAGGAACAGGACAAGGACGATGTTAGGTTTCATCAGTTATTGAACATGCTGTTTTCGCTTTGTGAATTGGCGGATTTCCATATCGAGGGTCGAGTTGTACTTAAAGATAAGAGAACAGGAAAGGTTTGGAGGTAGGTGAGATGAAAATCTGTAAAGTAAGACCAGATTACTCAACCTGTTCTGCTTGTGTAGCTACTCAAGAAATGTTCAACGTGGTTGACGATTGCAGTAGATGTAAATTAAATACTGATACTTATGAATTATTGCAGATCGGAACTGGATTTTGGAGCGGAGACTACGCAATGGTTCAAAAGGGAGGAAAAATTACGAAAGTATCATTAAACCGTATTTATGACGTAAAGGAGAGTTTATGATGACCATGGAAGAATTACAGAAAGCGTGTGAAACTTTGGCGGAAGCGTGGAACAAAGTTTTGGAGCCGATGGAAAAATTGGCTAAAGCTTTGAGCGAAGCCTTCGGACATATGTATGGTTCTGAGGAAAAGACTCGTAAAATTCACACCGATCGGAAGCATAAATCTGTAAAGCGAGTGCCAGATTCTAAGATGTCTACGTACAATTATATGCCTGCCGTGAAGCACAATTTGCCTTATCAGAGAC